GGCTCATTGTCCAAGTTGACCGGGGCCGCCTGAATGACGTGCTTCGCTCGGTCGAAACGGTCGTAAACCTGGCCAGTGTTCAGGTTTACAAAGACACCGTTTAGGTAGGACTGAATGAGTTGCTCTGGGTAATTCTGAAGTAAAGAATCAATGAACCCTTCTGGAAGGAAAGGGTTGTCCGTAGTTTTAGCGCGAATTAACGCAGTGTCATCGCCTGCGTTTTTCTCGAAGGTGTCGAACGCCCAGCCAAAGCCTTCTGGTGTGGTGGCCGCATAGAACTGCTGGACATTGCCAGAGCGCAGACGTGCAAGAGCCATCCGCATGGCCTGGGTGGCAACGGTCTTGCTGGCGGTGTCGGCCTCATCAAAACCAACGGCGCACAGGTTTTGGCCACGGATCCTGTTGGCCGTCTCCATGGTGCGGAGAAGGATGGTGTGCGAGCCCTCGCGGAAGTGGATCCGATATTCCGGCAGGGGGCTGACCCGGAAGTCGTAGGGGATCTCCCACTTCTGCAGCAGGTCGTCCATTGTTCGCATGAGTATGTCCCTCAACATGGGAGCGATCGGCTCGAACAGGGCAGAAACGTGGCCAACGTTCAGGGCCGCCATGTACAGGCTTTTGCAAATTAAGCCGTAGGTTTTGCCCGCTCCGAAGCCACATACCAGGCCAAGTTTGCGGTGTTCCGTGTCCTGGCAAAAAGCAATCTGATGCGGAAGCAACCCCGTTTGAACACGCTGCAGAACTTCTGCGGTGGTCGGCTTGCTGAATCGCTGCAGGTCAAGGATCGGAGCTAACAGCGGTTCACTGCCTACAACGTCATCAGCCAGGCTCATGACATTTCAAAACGCAGGAGTCGGGCCTGCAGCTCGATGGCCTTTAGGGCTGTGCTGTATTGGCTTTTATTGGTGGCCTTGCGCTGAATGTCCTTAAGGGCACAGAGCGATTCGTGAAGCCATTCGGGCCGCTCCAGCTCAGCGTCCAGGCGCTGGTGGTCACGGGCGCGAGCTATGTAGGTCTCGACTTGCCGTTCGCTGATCTCCCAGGCTTCCGAACCGTATTGAAGAATCTGGGTTCTACTATTCCCCTCTAAAAGGAGCTTGTAGACCGTATTGATACGGCCATCAATCTCTGACTGAGTGGATTTGGCCATGCCCCGACGTTAACAGGGCTTGGAAGACTGGTGAAGTGAATTAAGGGCTACCGAGGTGATGTGAAACGCCTGATCGCGTGACAGGAAACCTTTGTATCTGTAGTGAACATCGGCCGCGGCCTTGTAGAGCTGTGCGGTGGATGGTTTGAAGTCTGAACTGGTCAGGTGGTCAGTAATGACGGACGAGAGCGGTTTTAGCTCTAGCTCAGCGATGCGCTTGTAGGCATCAAGCTGCTCTTGTTCCAGGGTGATTGTGACTCTAGCCATGAGAAGCGCGGTCGATTAGTGCATTGAGTTCTGCAAATTGTTTGCAGAGATGTTGTCGGGTTTCGACAGGTATAGGCCGTGATTCGTCGATTGAGTTATCGAGAACGGCAGAGGCCACGGCTTTGGCCTCATCGACAAGGACAGACAGCCTGGAGACGACAGGCTGCTGCCTGATGGACAGAGGGGGCATTTCAGTCGATTGAAGGTAGGAGCTGCTCAACGTTCCGGAGCTGCTCTTTCACGTCAGCAATGTATGCAGGGAGTTGAGGGTTGAGGCCAGAGCGCACCTGTTGCCTTAACGAGTTGAGATCGCGTGCAGTGGCCTCCCAGTTGGCGCGACGTTGACGGTGGATCTCACGGATGATGTCCTTGTCAACGTTGACGCCCAGGGCCTGCTGTCGGCCGTTGGTGTCGGTTGTACGAACACCTGTGGAATCACGGAACCCGGCGCGAGTGGTTTGGGCGTCGTAATCCTGGGAGTCGTAGGCGGCAACGCAGTGACAGATAACGGCTAAGTCGGAGCCACCATGCCGATGGATGTTGCCGTCGATAATTTCGGCGTCGTAATCGGGCAAGTAGTGGTTCAGGAGCCCGTCGCCATTGGTGACGATGCCAGTGTCGTAACAGGCGAAGCAAGAGACCTTCGGGGCGTAGAAGGTTGCGTCACGGTCCAGGGCGGACCGCTTATGGGATGAAGTCATTAGCCAGGGGTGGGTTTAGAAGGGGTCGCCTTCCTGAGCCCCAGGATGGGTCAGGTGGCTGGGTTTGGCAGGGGCTGCTGTGGCAGTTTCCAGGAAGGATTCGTACCGGCCATCACGGAGCCAACGGAAGCAATCGGGGTAACAGGTCAGGAACCTGCCCTTTTGCTCTCCTCTGGCCTGATCCTTCAACGAAGCGGCCAAGGCACCTTGTAGGCGCTTCTGGACGCCTCTGGTGAGCTTTTTGTATTCAGCCCAGGCCTTGGGCTTGGATTGGCCTGTCGCTCGATTGCCAATTTTTTGGTACTGCTGCCAAAAGGCCTGGAACTCGTCGCTGTAGTCGTTTCGTGCTGGCTTTCGGCCTTTTGCAGCTTTACTGGCTGTTTGTAGTTCCCTTGTATTTAGTTCTCTTGTATTTAGTTCGGCGGCATCTCCTGCCGGGGGGTCCGGCACCATTTGCCGGGGGGTACGGCATTTAATGCCGGGGGGTACGGCAGGAGCTGCCGGGGGGTCTAAGGACGGTGGGGCCACGTTGGCCAGGTGATTGACGGTGACCCGGTAGAGGTTTGTGCAGCAGTCGCCTCGATCGTTTCGACGTGATTCCCGCTGGAGGAGTCCCATGGACTCCAGCTGCCCAGCAACAGCCCGAGCAGTGCGGACAGAAACACACGCACCATCAGCGATGGTTTTGATCGATGGCCAACAGTCGGCGTTGGCTCCGGCGTAGGTCTGGATGACCCACAGAACCGCCAACTGGTTGGGCTGAAGCGTTCCGCGTAGTGCTGTCGGAAGTGACGTAAACGGGACGCCTTGCGGGATGAATGACATGGATTAGCGTCGGAGAGCATGAACACACCGGGCGGGGATTCGAGCACCCCGCTTTTTTTATGCGTGTCGACATCGAAATTTCAGGTATCGAAGCCGCACCGCAAGGATCAAAAATTCGCACCCGTTACGGGATGCGAGAAGCCTCAAAACGTGTCGGGCCTTGGAGAGACGCCGTAAGAACTGAGGCATTGGCTGCCTGCGGGGAGTTGATTGAGGAAGCCTGCAGCGTGACCGTTGAGTTCCGGTTTCTGCGCCCTAAGGGTGATTTTGGGGCGAAAGGCAACCTGCTGCCATCAGCTCGCAGGGATTACACGGTCAAACGAAACGACATCGACAAATGCTGCCGGAGCTTGCTTGATGGGCTCACTGGGGCGGCATTTGCCGACGATTGCTTCGTGGTGAAGCTGACCGCGAGCCAGAGGTACTGCGAACCTGGAGAACGTCCAGGGGCCTCTGTGACAATCCAAACAGTTGCACAATCCCCTATACAGACCCAGCAGACGGGGGTCATGATTGGCTCAGTTCAGTCAACCACCCCGTGACTATCACCGCCATCAAGCCCGAAGCCTTCACCCTCCCCGCTTCCATCAAGAACCACTTCGAGAGCGCCATCAAGCAAGAGATGGTCCTTACCGCTTTCAACACCTGTAACTACCTGAGCGACACCTACGTCCGTAAAGAGCTGCCCCGCTTTTTCACACTCCCAGCGTTCTGCTCCGGCTCTTACGCCGAAGGCTGGAATCCTGAAAAAGGCTCTGTCCGCAAGCTGGTGGCCGTCAATCTCCGCACCAAAATCGTCAACGAAGCCATCGAGGCTCAACAGGTCAAAGCTGTGAAGACCCTGGAGAAGAAGATCAATCAGGGTCTTAAGGACGGCGAGACCATCACAGACGTTGAGCTTCACGTTGACGACCAGAACATGATCAGCGGCACCGTCTCCGGCGAAGGCTTCTCCCTGACGGTCAAGTCGATCTGGAACTACCGCTACGGCGAGAACAGCGCCAACGGCATCCTCACCGTTTACGCCCAGACCCGCGTCAACCGGAAGGAGCTGGGCTGACCCAGCCCCTGGGGGTTGTGCCAACTCAACAAGCTGCACAATCCCCTGCATAAGGGCAGCACCTGGGCCCATACTTAGTTCAGTTCAGAAACCACCCCATGACGATCATCGAGGTCTTCGCCAACCAGCTCAACGAACTCAAAACATCTGCTGAGTTCCGTGAGGCTTATGTCTGCCTGAATCGAATCGAAGGCGGCTGCCCTTTCCAACTGCTGGACATCGTTCTCAACCGCCTCATCGACCTGGACGGCGTAGAAGCCACTGAAGCGTTTCTTGACGCCAACACCTGAGGCCTTCGGGCCTCCTCTCAAATTTTTTGCTCAAAACCCATGACCCGCACCATCCGCATCACACTCCAGTTCGACATCGATGAGCTGAACTTCTCTCTGTATAACCCGATTGAAAACGATCTCTCAGTTGGGGAGATCGCTAAAGCATGGTGGGCTGCTCAGTCTGGCATCACGAACTTTGAAGGCAAGACGCATTGCACCAGCGCAGAGATCATCGACATTGATGAGCCAAAAGCAAAGCGGTATAGCGCCGCCTTCACCCGTTCTCTTGAGAAGAAGCGGGCCAAGGTGGCTGGACTTATGGGCTGGGCCTAATGGCCCCGTCGGAAAACCTGAGGCCTTCGGGCCTCCCTTTCTTTATGCCTCTATCGGACTACAACGTGACTCAACAAGCAGCCCTCTGCGCTCATCTAACCAAGGCACACCTGTCCTACCTGGCCAGCCTGATCCGCGAAGACTTGGCCGATGGGGTCATGGCATGGGACACCCCAGAGGGCACGTCCCTGACCCGCGAGGACATCCGCGATCTGTGCAAGGCCCTAGAGCCTGAGAAGAAAGAAGACCTGGGCTTGATGCCGATCCAGCGGCTGATGCTGCCGATCCGTGCCCATAACGCCCTATGGCGTCGGGGTTACAAGACGGTGGGGGCTGTGATGGCCCTGAGCCGTGGTGAGCTGCTGGCGATCCACAACGTTGGGGAGGGCAGCGCCGACGACATCCTGGCCGCTATCGAATGCCTCAAACAGGAGCTTGAGTCATGACCTACAGAAACCCTGTCTGGGAAAAACGCCAGGACCGCATCGCGTACCTTCAGGACAAGGTGACCCAGATGGGCCACGATCCTGAAAAATACGAGATCTGGCACAAGGAATTAACAGCCCTCAGAAAGCAAAGTGAGCGTGAGCAATGGCCTGGAGCTTGGGGCGACAAAACGACCAAGGATCAATGGTCAATGATCGAGCGGGCCATCGGCCGCAAACTTGAAAAATGCACGGATGGAGAACTAGCCAAAGGCCTTGAAGCCATCAGGAAAGAAATCAGACGTAGAAGTAAAGCCAGAAAAAAGGTCGTAGACGCCAACATTGAGGAACAGATCAAGAAACTGACCGCCAAGGGTTATGTGCCATTGCCGCAGGCTGGCAAGGAAGTGCGCCGCGTGATTAGAGAGCACAAAATCTTCCCAGGCCTGAGGGCTGAGAAACCCTTTCAAGGCGAAATTAAAAACATGGTCAATGGGGAGGGTTGGTTCAAAAAGGTCGGCCCCATGACTCAAGGCGTCGTAAGGCTGGGCGAAAAAGAAACAAAAATTTTTGTTGATCCCAAACAACTGCTCTGCCTGGTCATCAATCGGATTCAGGAAGAACAGCTGGACGAGGCCAAGAACCAGGCCAAACGCGAAGCGGTAAAACAAGCGGTTGCGGCTCTCAACTCACCAGTGAGTGAGCAGGTCTATCAGCAAAGCCTGGCTGAGGTGCAGCGGCAATACAACGTAAGCCTGGAGGAGATCCAGGACAAAAGGTTCCAAATCCTGATGCCTGGGGAAGAGGGCCAGGGCCCCAGATTTGTGGCAATGGATCAGGTCACTGATGAAATGAGACGACAGGCCGCCCGAAATGCGCGAGGCAACACCCGCTGATGGACCAATCCAATAGCCTGCACATACCCCTGCATATCAGCGGTAGATGGCCGACAATAGGTGGGCCCATACAACCACCCCATGGAGCGCATTTCTGACCGCCTGAAAGCCCTTGTGGCCCACCAGGAGGAACTGGACCGGAAGATCCAAGAGCAGCACCAGCAACTGCTGGCTGACCTCAACGAACACCTGGCCCAGGAACGCAAGTTCTTGGAGTCAATCGACTGACCCAGGGGGCTCCGGCCCCTTTTTTGTGCCAGTCAAACTACCTGCACACTCCCCTGTATATGGGCAGCAGTCATCGGCATACTTAGATCAGTTCCAACCACCCCAATGTTCCAACGCATCTTCGACACCGAGACCTTCAATCCTGCTCTCGGCTTTGCTACTTGCCTTGAAGAAAACGTCGAAACCATCGGAGCTAAAGGTGGTTTCTTCATTGAGAAGGTGACCATCCGCAAGGCCGCCACCAATATCGGCAACACCTGGACCAAGCACGTTGAAACTCGCTTCGTGCTCCGCGACATGGCCACCAACGAGCTTCAGATCAGCGGCACCCTTGACCGCTGCTTCGCTCACATTGACTCCAAGTTGCTCGCAGCTTGAGGCCTTCGGGCCCCTTCGGGGGCCTTCTCCCCTAATCCCATGAAACAACTTCGCTACGAAACCGCCCGGCTTTACGCCCGGCCCCAGAGCCCCCAGTGGTTCGGCCCAGTCTTCACCGTTCTGTTCTGCCTGCTGTTCGGCGGTGCCTTCTGGGTGTCGATCACAGGCACCCTCGACCAGATGACGGAGAGGGACTGCCGCCTAGGCGTGCAGGCCGCCTGCGAACAACTCAACAAATAGGAGGACAAACCCCAGTGCGACAACCACCCCTGGCATTGCTGCTGGAATCTGCCCAATCAGACTCTAAGCCCGAAATGACCCAAAGCGAAATCCATCGCATGTTCCAGATCGCCCAGGTGCATGGCGGCGGTTTCATGCGGAAGCTGGCCACCGCTGGCCTGGTTGCTGACCCGGACAACGTGGGCAAGATCCTGCGGACCTGGCCTGAGCTTCAGGGCATGTACGGCCCCGGTTCCATCCACTGGAGCCGTGATGATGTCTGACCCGTATTTCGACCACCCGGCCTGGAGCCAGAGCGACCTAAAGGACGTTCTGGATTGCCCGAAGGCTGTTTGGGAAAACAAGCTCAGTGGCCTGCCCATCAGCAGGAAACGACCCGTCACCCCGGCCATGAAGGAAGGCACTGTGCTGCACTCCGCCATCCTGGAACCTGCGGCTTACAAGACCACCTACGCGGTCACCGGGCCACGCAACACCAAGGCAGGCAAGGAACAGGCCGCTAAGGCTGAGGCCGCTGGCTTTCAGGTCATCACGCAGACGCTGCATGACAAGGCCGCAGAGCTAGCACATAGGGTCAGGACTCACCCGCTGGCTGCTGAGCTGTTTGAGGAGGGCCGCGCAGAGGTGCCGTTATTCGACACCGACGAGGCCACAGCCCTGCAGGTCAAAGGCAAGCTGGACTGGCTGCGCGATACCGACGAAACCGTCGTTGACCTCAAGACGGTTGGCGGTGGCAATGCAAGCCCGGCCAACTTCGCCAAACAGGTGGCCAACTTCAAATATCACCTACAGGCCGCCCACTATCTGGAGCTGGCCAAGGCCAAACGGTTCGTGTTCGTTGTCGTCGAACGTGAGTTTCCGTTTCAGGTAGGCGTCTATGAGCTGGACGACGACGCCCTGGCCGAGGGCCGCTACCTACGCCGCCAGGCTCTGGATCTGGTGGCCCAATGCGTGGCGTTCAACGACTGGCCCGGCCATACCGATGACCAAGTGCAAACCCTTTCACTGCCCGCCTGGGCTTACAACTGATGGACATGTCAACAATGCTTCTGGATCAAGCCGCCAAGGATGCCCTATCTGCGCCGCTTGATCTCAACAACGTCAAACAGCGCAAGGGTGCCGGTGGTCGCAAGCTTGACTACATCTCCGGTGAACATGCCATTGCTGAGGCAAACCGCATCTTTGGCTTTGATGGCTGGAGCTGCGAAACCGTTCACATGGAATGTGTGAGTGACAAGCCGCCCACATACATCGCCCGCGTTCGCGTTCGTGCTGGTGGTGTGACCCGCGAGGGCTGGGGTGGTGACAACGGCAACGACCACGAAAACGCCGTCAAGAGCGCAGAGACCGACGCGATCAAACGGGCCCTGCGGACATTCGGCAATCAGTTCGGCTTGCCCTTGTATGACAAGGAAGAGAACGCCGAGAACCTGACCCGTGGGTCAGAGTCTGCACCAAAGCCGCGGCCAACACCCAGCGCGGAGTACAAGCGCACGGAAAAGCTGCTGACAGAAGAGGTTCAGTCCGGCGATTTTTGGAAAACCAAAACCGGCCTTATGAACGCTGGGCCAAAAACCGATTGGGTGGCTTCAGCGGCAAGGATTCGTCAAGGCATCAACGGCAAAGGCGAAAAGATCAACCTGAACGATGTTCAGAAAGCTGATCTCCTCAAGCTGCTCCAGGAACGTCAACAACATTTTGAGAACGCTGCGACTGCATGACCATGACTGAGGCCAAATATGACCCGGACTACGCCGGTCCCTTTTTCACTGAACAGCAGCTAGCGCAACGCTGGGGGAAA